GCTGAATAAAGTCTTGGCGTATTCCTTTTAACCCCTGCCGCTCGTATAGCCTGCCTCAATTCTTCAATCGCTGCTATAACTTTAATGCCCATTTCCTGCCCCTGCAACACGCGCTCAATGCGCTTGATTAAATTGCAGGCGTATTGCTTTGGCGCTTCCGTGCCTTGCACATCGCGCAGCTTAACCAGACTTTCCTGCAAAAGTTGATTACGCAGCGCATCGCTCTGTGCGTCCACGACAACACTATGCATCACAACGCCAGCCCCACCAATTCGGTCAGTGCCAGCCGCTGTAACTTTGCCGCAGACCACAGGCTGCAAACCAGTGCCGCCTCCGCCGCTGCTGTTTTCCGGTATCGTGCCGACCATTGGAACGGTTTTGTAAAAGCGTTCGTATTCAGTCATCGTTCTTTTCCCTTATCTCAAAGCCACGGGCTTCCAGTGTGGCGCGGAGGTCTTCAACCCAAGATTTAGCGACGGTGTTGTGTAAACCCCAAGCTTCTGCAATCTCACGCAGCGGGTCAGGCTTGGGCTTGGGGATGATGAAGCGCCACAGAATAGGATGGACGTCCCAATCTTTAGTAGGCACCTGCTCCATCGCATCGCTCACCTCTTGCCGGAATGCTTCGTGCTGTTCGATGGCGCGGCATAGGGCTTCGACCCACGGGTTCTTATTGCGGACAATTACTAGGGCATCTCCGCCGCAATCATTCAGCAGCTTTAGTGCTTTCTTTTCAATGTCGGTCATTTGTCAGTGTCCTTTCACATGGTTTGCAGACTTCGCCTTTCATCCGCCTAAACAGGCGGCAGCGCGGGCATTTGTTGCCGGGGGCAGGGAACCACATCGCAGCAACGCGTGGCATTTCCGGATCGTCCCGTTCGGCCTCATGCGCTGCGGGCGGAAACTTGTCGCCCATCACGATGCACACGCCTTCAATGCCGCTGGTCTTGCACATTGCAGCCATGTCGGAATTGCGGGCGAACAGCCCTGCCGTTGTCGGGTCGTCGGTATACAGCATGATGCTGCTATCTTCTTGCTCCGTCACGCGACCTAAGCGGCGTTGTTCTTCTCCAGCCAACAACGCAGCGCGTCTGGCTAGGCGCATGACTGAACCCCATTCGCTTATGCTTTCCGGCGCGTTCATTATTTTAGCCTCGTTATGAATGTGACGCCCTCAACAGTGCGGCACTTGAACGCCTTTCCGTGTCTGATCCCATATTGTGATGCGTTGCGGCTGGTGCGCTTTGCATCGCCGCGCTTGGCGGCTGGCATAGTGCCAACTTCGCCAACCTCTAGAGTCCCCATCGGGTAAAACATCGGGCGGCTCATTTCAGCAGCCCCCGCGCTACGCAGGCTTGGCGCAGATGCTCCGGCCTAAACCCCCACACGCGGTAGACGCTCCCGTAGGTCTGGCAGACTAGGGATAAATGCCGCTCATGCTGCCGCAGTTCAGCCTTTAGGCGTTCGTGTTTCTCAATGGCCTTTGCGCCTACGCGCAGCAAGTCCAGTTCAGGGTCAATGCCTTCTTCGTCATCATCAATGGATGGGTCGATCACTTTAATTTCAAACATGGTTCGGTGTCCTTTACAGTTCTATCGTTGTGGTAGGCTTGGGGCGTCTGTCGTTCAGCCGTGCCAGCCAGTAGGCGCGGTCAGGCCCTTGTGCGCGTTCGGCATGGTATTTGAACAGCGCCCTAGCTAGGTCGTCATATCCCTGTTGCTTGTGCGTCACGATCAGCGGCGATGGTATCATCGGCTTAAGGTTGGGCCGATAGTCGCGCTGCCCTATGCAGGCGTCCTCTATGTCGCGCAGCGTCAGGTTAAGGTTACGTTCCCTGTTGATGTATTGCATAACCGCCGACTTGTCGGTGATATAGCTGCACAGTTGGCGTATCTTGGCGCGTAGGTTCCTATCCATTGCGCTTGTCTTTCTTGATATATTTGCCCGTGTTGGGGTCGCGCAGGGTGGCGTGACGTTTCCAATAGAGCAGTTCGGCGCTGTCGCGCAGCCATGCCTTGCGCCACCATTCGCCGGACTGTTGCGTCAGCCAAATGGCGTATATTGATAAGGCTTGCGCGATTAACAGCGCGATGATTGCTATTTGTTCGTGTGTCATTGGTTAATCCTCTATGTCTTGGAATATGTCGATGCGGACAATGTAGCGGTCTTTGCTGCCATCCCACATCGAGCCAATGCGTATGTTGTCGCTGTGTATATAACAGCCTTCTGGCATATGCTTTGGCATTGAGCGGTCATGCTGGAATATGGCTATTTGTGGCGCTCTTTGCATTTAATCCTCCAGCATTAAAGTTAATAGGAACAGCGCGGCTCCAGCGAGTAGCGCGGTCACAGTGTCCCGCCGACAGCGTCGATCTGGTAATTCATTTCGGCCATATCGTCCCGTAGGGCGTTATTTTCAGCCACTAGGCGGTCGTATAGTATCTGCAACGCTTCTAGCTCTTCCTGCGCGTCTGTGAGCGTCTCCAGACGTTCCCCTAGCACTAAAGCCAAGTCATTGTCGCAATAGCGTGCAGCGTCGGCCAGTGCGGTATCAGATAGCATCCGAAAATATGTGCGGTCGTTTGTCATGTTATGCTCCTTGTGATTATGTAAACCGCGCGATTTTGTCGCGCTGCTCGATTAGGAACTCCAACATAGTTGAAAACTCTGCAAAGTCGGTCAAGGCAATGTCGTGCGCTTGGCCGCTGTCGATTAGGTCGCACAGGTCGAAATAGACCTCTTGCAATGTCGTTTGGTCTTGTGTCATTGGTCGATCTCCAACAGCATCCGCGCAACATCGCGCACAAATTCATCCGTTACCCGTCCGCTTTGAGCATAGTTTGCCACCATGCTATCTAATGCCGTTCGCATTCGCGGCGCGGCGGCAATTAGCGCCGCTTCGCGCTCTAGCGTTTCAGCGTCAATGCCGGGCGTGTAGCCGCCTTGCATCAAATATTCATCGATCAAGTGTAATGTTTGCGTAGTCATTGGTTATGCTCCTTCTACGTTTACGAAATGGTAACCATCGCCCTTGACGTTGCCGCCCTGTGCGAACGTGCCGTCCCAACCTAATTTAGCCAGTAATGCGTCGGCAGCGGCCCGGTGATTTTCGGCGTGACCTAGCGCATGGTCATAGCCGATCGTGACGCTGCCAGCCCATGCGGTCGCTTTGATACGTCCGCCCTTGGTGTTGGTCGGGCCAAGGTAACGGGTTTCTATGGCTTGTGTAACGAATGTCATTGTCTCTCACTCTCTTAATTGGCACTAGCGCCATGAACGCCGCGCAGCCGATCGACCGCGCGGCTAACATGGCATTAGGCCGCTATCGCATCATTCCACGCCGTATTAGGCGCCGTATGGCTTGATCGGATCGGCATTAGGACAGCGAACGCGCTTGGATATAGCGGGAAGGTAACACCGGCTGGTGACTGTCCGTTATGGTGCAAATGCGCTTCTAACGAACTTTTACCACCTAACAGTTTGCCGATCTTGCCCATGTCCGCAACATAAGCAGGGTTAAACTGTGCGATTTCACCGGACAATTCGCCGGTGGGAATGACGCGACGCCAGTCGGGGAAAGTGCCGTCTACCGGCTGGCAGGCGATATCGCCGCATTGCGTAGGCGTTACTGTGACGCTGTCGAACTTATTGCCAGTGACAGCGCGCTTAATAACGTCGCTAGGGATAATCCAACCCTTAAATTCGGGCAGGTCGCTAACGTCGATCTTACCGCAGAAAAGCCGGTGTCCGTCGGTCGATACGATATAGCCTAGCGGATCCACATATACGCCGTTTAGATAATAGCGCGCCTTTTCCGTTGACGCGCAGATAAGCGCAGCGCGCAATAGATCGGTCGATACTGTGATGATTGTTTCGGTTGTCATGGTTTACTGTCCTTTATTTTACTGTGGTGGTTAAACTGTGAATAGTAGGGCGTCGAGGGTTAGCGCCGCGATGATATACACCGCGAACGCTAGGTTATGGATTGCTGCGCGCTTCAAGCTGCACCGCCTTTCTTGCGTATTGCCAGCTTGACCAGCGCCACATGAATAGGACGCATCGCGCCGTAATCCTTTTCGGTGCGGACAATGGCTTCAAGCCAATGAAGCTCTTGTTGCATGGCGAGGTTAAAATAGTTGCGTTTGGTCATTTGTGTTGATCCTTGTTGTCTTGATATTAGGCGTATGGCTCAATCTGCATGACGCGCCCGGTGGATGTGTAGAAATCGGCGCAGAGCGGATTGGATGCGTCAATCTCAAGGTCGATAATGTTAAACATATCGTGCGCTAGTGCTATTGCATCGGGCAAGTTGGCGGCGGTGGCGATGATGTCGGTGTCGGTGGTAGTCATTGTGTTGCTCCTGTGTGTGTTGTGCTGTGCCCTCATTCTACACAATAAGAGGGTAGGCACAAAAACAATCGAGTGCATAAAACTGCACCTATGCACCAAATTGTGTGGCATTTTAGCACTACCCTCTAAAACCGATTTTAAGCCTCATACAGCGCGATTTGAGTTTGAGGGTAGGTCAGTATGGAAAAGGGTCGAGTCTGAAAAGGTTCCCGTTCTGTTCTGTGTATGTTCCAGAATGCCAAATGACCCAGAATGACCCAGAAATGACCCAGAAATTGCCCAGTTTTTGGATCGTGGATTTATCCGGAAAAATGCCCGGATTTTTGGGTCATAAACTGGGCAGTCTGTTGGGTAATGATTTCGCACTAAATGACCCAGAAATAAATGGCTCGAATGCGCGGGTCTTGGGGGAAACTGGGTATTCTGGGTAGTTGTTTGGTATTTAACAGAGATTTAGTAAATTATAACCTATATGGTTAACACGTATGTATTTCTCAGCGACTGAAAACAGAATGACCATTTTGCCCAGTCCGTGTTGCCCATGTAACACACCTACGCAGTTTGTTCTCATCAGTTTACATTCACGTAAACTCGGTTCGTCGTGGACTTGTAAACGCATGACCCAGATTGCCCAGCGCAATATGTTGCAGTGCAGCATAGCCAGCCAGCAATATGTTTTTGCGAACCGTTCGCATTAGCCAAATGGAAATGCCAATCCCAATCCGCGCGCGCCAATCGCAGCGCGCAATTCGCGCAGCCAAACGCAAGCACTAAAATGCAGGCATTAAAATGCAGGTAGTTTTATGCAGGGGGTGGGTGGGGCCGACGGCGCGTGGGACTGTCACGGGTAGGGTCGTGAGCAATTTTTTTTTGAAAAATTTTTTTTTAAAATCTCACTGCACCAAAGCCTGTTGCGTATCTGCGTGCAGTAGCTTATTGTACGCCCAATGACTTTCTACTCATTGCCATTCACACCTGAGCGGGTGCAAGCGACCGAGGCGCGGCTAGAGGCAATCTATGACGCTGCGCGCTGCGGACTTAAAGGCGACAGTCTGGCGATGGCCGCTGGATTGACCCCGCGGCAGTTCCGCGTGTTGGCCGACGCTGACCCGCTGGTCGAGATGGCTGAGATCAAAGGCCGCGCTGACGGCGAGTACACTGCGGCCAAGACGATGTACGAAGCGGCGCGCGATGGCGACAGCAAGGCTGCGCTGGAGATACTCAAGCATCAGCACGGTTGGGTAGCCAAGCAGCAGATCGACGTAAACATCGACCAACAGATAAGCATTACAGGCGCGCTGGAAAAAGCACAGTCGCGCGTCATCGAAGGGTTGTACACAGAACTGCCCCGCCTAGAGGATAACACACATGCAGCAGCCGATATATTCAGCCCAAGACGAGATGGAGTTGATGGCGAGGTTGTGGTCCCCGTCTCTGAAGGATGACCCACTAGCGTTCGTATTATATACATTCCCGTGGGGGCAGCAGGGTACGCCGCTGGAACATTTCCCCGGCCCGCGCAAATGGCAGCGTCAGATACTCGCCGACCTGCGCGACCACATCAAAGAGAACCAAGGTAAGATAGATTACGACACGTTCCGTGAAGCGGTGGCTTCTGGGCGTGGTATCGGTAAGTCTGCCTTGGTCTCATGGTTGGTGATATGGATGCTCTCTAGCCGCATCGGCTCGACGACCATCGTGTCGGCCAACTCTGAGGCGCAGTTGCGGTCGGTAACATGGGCAGAAATTACTAAGTGGCTGGCGATGAGCCTTAACAGCCATTGGTTCGAGATAGCCGCCACCCGCATCATGCCCGCCAAGTGGCTGACGGAACTGGTCGAGCGCGACCTGAAGAAAGGCACGCGCTATTGGTCGGTCGAAGGCCGGCTGTGGTCCGAAGAAAACCCTGACGCATACGCAGGGGTGCACAACTTCGACGGTGTGATGCTGATATTTGACGAAGCCAGCGGTATTCCAGACTCTATATGGTCGGTATCGGACGGTTTCTTCACCGAAAATACGCCGCATCGCTTCCATCTGGCCTTTTCCAACCCGCGGCGGAACACCGGCTACTTCTACGAGACGTTTCACAGCAAGCGCGCGTTCTGGCGCACGCGCACTATCGACGCGCGCGATGTCGAAGGTACGGATAAAAACCTGTATCAGCGCATTATCGACGAATATGGCCCGGAAAGCTACCAAGCCAGCGTCGAAGTCTACGGTAATTTCCCGTCAGAAGGCGACGATCAGTTCATCGGCAGCAATTTGGTCGATGATGCCATGAAACGGACACCCGCCAGAGACACCACAGCGCCGATTGTCATCGGTGTTGACCCTGCGCGCTTCGGGGCTGACGCCACCGTCATCGCCGTGCGCCAAGGGCGGGACATTTTGGAGCTGCGGAGACACCGCGGCGCGGACACAATGGAGGTGGCCGGCCATGTTATCGACGCCATAGAAGAGTTTAAGCCTGCGCTGGTCTGCATCGACGAAGGTGGGCTAGGCGCAGGCGTCGTAGACCGGCTAAAAGAGCAGCGGTACAAGATACGCGGCGTGAATTTCGGCAATAAAGCCAAAAATCAGACCATGTGGGGCAACAAACGGGCCGAAATGTGGGGTGCCATGCGCGATTGGCTAAAAACAGGCCACATACCGACCGATAGGTTCCTGAAAACCGACATGATCAGCCCGCGCACCAAGCCTGACAGCAAGGGTACACTGTTCCTAGAGAGCAAGAAGGATATGAAGGCGCGCGGCCTAGCATCGCCTGACGCTGCGGACGCCATAGCGGTCACGTTCGCGTTTCCTGTAGCATCTACCGATCCGCGTCTAGGACGCGTTGACAAGCGCCGCACAAGCGGGTATTCTTCCGCCGGAGTTTCTACATCGTGGATGGGCAGTTAATGGCGGACAAGAAAAAATCGGTGTCGCTATCCGTTGGCAGGGGTGAGAAATTGCCTGTGTCAAAGGGCGCGGGACTGACAGCCGCTGGCAGAGCCAAGTATAATGCTGCGACCGGCAGCAAATTAAAGGCACCTGCACCCAACCCGAAGACAAAGGCGGATGCAGGCCGCAAAGCGTCGTTTTGCGCGCGCATGGGTGCGGTAGCTGCTAAGGCTAAAAACGGCGAACGCGCTAAAGCCAGCTTAAAAAGGTGGAAATGCTCATGAAAAAGGGCTTATATGCCAACATCCACGCCAAGAAAGAGCGGATAGCCGCTGGATCAGGCGAAAAGATGCGTAAACCGGGCGCTAAAGGCGCACCTACAGCCAAGGCGTTCAAGCAGAGCGCCAAAACCGCCAAGAAGGGTAAGTAAATGCCAGCCAATAAATACACACGCAGCCTGTATAAGCCGGGGACTGTTGCTTCTGAACGAGCAGCGATTGCCAACCGCGATCCAGCCCGCAAAGCAGCAGCCGAAAAAATCATGGCGCGCGAAGGCACCACAAGCGCCGCCGGCGGTCGTCCGGCAGCTAAAACGGCAATGCCAAAAGCGCCCAAAGCGCAGCAGGTCACACGCACGACCGTTTCATTTAAGCCTACGCCGATGGGCAAAAAGAAATAATCATGCCGCTGTGCAAATCGACAGGTAAAGCCGCGTTCCGCAAGAACATCAAGGCTGAAGTAAACGCTGGTAAGCCTGTGAAACAGGCTGTAGCCATAGCGTACAGCGTCAAGCGTCAAGCCGCCAAGAAGGGCAAGAAATAGCACATGGCCGACCCCACAGGCATCAACACGGCAGGCAAAGTCGCCAACGTCGGCTCTAACCCGCCTAAAACGTCAGGCGACGATGGCGACAAGATGGCGACCATGCGGTCGCGCCTCCAGATGGCGCAGGCTGCGTACTCTGACAGCCGTGAAGATGAACTGGACGACCTACGGTTTATGGCAGGATCGCCAGACAACCAGTGGCAATGGCCTGCTGACGTGCTGTCAACACGCGGAAGCGTGCAAGGGCAGACAATTAACGCACGTCCCTGCCTGACAATTAACAAATTACCGCAACACGTCCGTCAAGTTACGAACGAACAGCGTCAAAACCGGCCTAGCGGTAAGGTAATTCCTGCTGACGACAACGCCGACGTTGAAGTCGCAGAGATTTTCAACGGCGTCATGCGTCATATTGAGTATATGTCGGACGCCGACGTTGCATATGACACAGCTTGCGACAACCAAGTTACCTATGGCGAAGGATATATTCGCCTCATAACTGAGTATTGCAACGAAGACAGCTTCGACCAAGACATCCGCATTATGCGTGTCCGCAACTCGTTTAGTGTCTACATGGACCCTACGATCCAAGACCCGTGCGGCGCAGACGCTGAATGGTGCTTTGTTACCGAAGACATTCTGAAATCTGACTATGAGCGTATGTTTCCGGACGCATCGCCTATCTCGACTCTCATGTCGCAAGGCGTCGGCAACGAGAGCATGGCGCAATGGCTGGCTGAAGACACCATCCGCATCGCGGAATATTTCTACAAAGCCTACGAAAAAGCTACGCTGCACCTGTATCCAGACAACCAGACGGCTTTCAAAGGCACGCCGCAGGACAGCAACTTGCAGGCGATGTTCGGCAAGCCAATCCGCACACGCGAAGTAGACCGCCAAAAGGTCATGTGGATGAAAACCAACGGTTTTGACATCCTCGACGAGCGTGAGTGGTCCGGCAAATGGATACCTGTCGTGCGCGTCGTCGGCAACGAATGGGAAGTCGAAGGCCGTATGTACATCTCTGGCCTTGTGCGTAATGCCAAGGATGCCCAGCGGATGTATAACTACTGGACCAGCCAAGAGGCAGAAATGCTTGCGTTGGCCCCTAAAGCACCGTTTATCGGCTACGGCGGCCAGTTCGAAGGCTACGAAAACCAGTGGAAGACAGCCAATACGACCAACTGGCCTTATCTGGAAGTCAATCCTGACGTTACAGACGGCGCTGGAGGCGTTCTACCGCTGCCACAACGCGCGCAGCCACCTCTGCCCCAAACAGGCCTTATACAGGCTAAAATGGGCGCTGGAGAGGACATCAAGGCCACAACAGGCCAGTATGACGCATCGCTGGGCCAACAGGGCAACGAACGGTCGGCTAAGGCTATTGTCGCACGCGAAAAGCAGGGTGATGTCGGCACGTATCACTACGTTGACAACCTTGCGCGTGCCATTCGGCACATCACACGCCAAGTTGTCGATATGATCCCTAAAATCTACGACACGCAGCGCATTGCCC